GTCAGCCGCGACGCCGACAACGCGGGCGACACGGCCACCGGCGACTGTTACGTGCTGGCGGTGGAACTGCGCGACGGGGCATAACTCATGGCCGTGCGGTTTAATGCCAGCGGCGAGGCTCTAGCCCGTGCGCGTCTGGCCGGTGCACGCACGATCATGGGCTGGTTTCGCATTGTCACGGACCGGAACGCTGTCAGCACGCTATTGGTGGCGGGGGACAGACGTATCTTAGTCACGGGTACTAACGGAACGACGCTGCGATTTTATGATGGCGTGTCGTATTATTCTGGCACGGACCTGACCGTTGGGACGTGGTATCACCTGACGCTGACGATTGCAGATGATAGCTACGGGACGTGCATTGCCTATGTAAATGGCGTGGAGGATATAAACCGCGCGTTTGCTGGCGCGACTGATTCTGGTTCAACGATGGTGCTGGGCAACAATGGAATAGACCAGCGTTTAGACGGCAACATTGCGCACGTCAAAATGTGGTCAGCGGTCCTGTCTGTTGATGAAATACAGCAGGAAATGCATAGCGTTGTGCCGGTACGGACAGCGAATCTTGACAGTTGGTATCCGCTGGACCTGCACTCCGACATGGTAGACTGGTCCGGCAACGGCAATACCCTGACCGCGTATGGCACGCTGACGACGGAGGATAACCCGCCGGTCTCGTGGGGCGGGGCAATCGTTTTCGCGCCTGCTGTCCCCGCCAGCGGTCCGGCGTCACAGAACGCCGGAGTTGGCGTGGCTGAAGCCCGCGCCGGAGGCATGGCGGTAAGCGCCTCGCCCGGCGGCATTATAGTCGCAGTGGGGCAGGTAGCACAGACAGTGGCCGGTTACGCGGTCGCTGCGCTGCCCGGCGGTGTGACGGTTACACCGGGGCAAGCGGTCGCCACGATTGAAGGTTACACCCCTGCGACGGTGCAATCACAAAATATCGGCGTAGGCAGCGCTGATGCAGCCATAGCAGGGTATGCGATTGGAGCAGCGCCGGGCGCAATAAGCGCGATTGTCGGGCAGGCTGTTGCGGGCATCGAAGGCCGGGCTATCGCAGCAGCACCGGGCGAGATCAGTGTCGCCGCCGGACAAGCACTTGCCACCTTTGAAGGTTACGCCGTTACTGCGCAGAATGTAGAGACGGCGCAGAGTGTCAGCGTGGGGCAGGCGGCAGCGACAATTGACGCTTATGCACCGACAGCCCAACCGGGCGCTGTGACGGTCGGTGTTGGCGGCGCGGTTGCTACCATCGAGGGCTATGCGCCAAATCATACGCGCACGTTGACGGTGGGGGTGGGTGCGGCGGAGGCCGCGACTGAGACTTACCCGATTGCAGGTGAGTTTGGGGTTATCACTGTCAGCGTGGGCATGGCTGAGGCAGCGGCGGAGAACTATGCACCCGCTGCTGCGCCCGGCGCGATTGCGGTTGCAGTAGGGCAGGCGTTGGCGCACATAGAAGCCTACGCATTACTACCCGGTGAGCCGGGGATCGCGGGTTTCGTGGTGATTAGCGATTTCATCAGTGATCGCGTGGTAATAGGCGACTATGCGCCGGATGGTGTAATCGTGCTGGACACGATACGCGATACGGTATCTGTGAGGGACGCATGACTGAGTTTATAGATGATCTGTACGCACTGACCGAGGGCGAACTACTGGCCTATATTGGGCGGTTGAGTGAGGCCCGGCGTGCCATTCGTGCGGAACAGCTACGGGCGCACATCGTTTACAGTGAACGAGCAGCAACGAAAGATATCGGACGCGCGATAGGCGTGGGCACAGTGGAGGGCAAATCAAACAATGGCAACGCATAAGTTTTACCCCTATGGCCTGAGCGCGATGGCGGCGGGCGACTTTGACTATTTGGCTGATACCGTCAACGCGGCGCTGATTGCCACCGGTGGCACAAATTATGCCTACAACAGCGCGCATTCCGGGCTGAACTTCGTGAGCGCGGCTTTCCGTGCCACCAACGGCCTCGGCACGCTGGCAAGCAAGACACTGGCAGCATCAGGAACAGCCATGACGTTTGACGCGGCAGACCTGACGCTCAACGGCGTAAGTGCTAACGGCGGCGTGTCAGTGTTCCATGCGGTTGTGACGTATCTCAGTGGCGCAAGTGAGGCGCAGTCTCCGCTGCTGACGTTTAACGTGCTGGCTGCACCGATTACCGCCAACGGTGGCAATATCACGCTTCAGTTTGACGCGGCGGGCATTGCGCGCGTGTGGGCGGACAGCTGATGAACCGCTACTACAGCGGGCAGATGGTGACGTTTAGCGCCTCATTTGCGATTGACGGCGCGCCCACTGATCCCGGAACCGCCTATTTTAGCATCTGGCATACGGCGCTGGGCACGGTGACGTATACGTACCCGGCCAGCGCCGATGTGGTGCGACAGGGAACAGGGCAATTCACATTTAACTACACGCTGACGCACACGGGCGAATGGCGCTATTACTGGCGCTCGACCGGGGACGTACACGCAGCCAGCGGGTATGTGCTGGAATGTCTCGGTCTGCTGCCATGATACCGACAGCGCTGCGGCGATTGGTGGCCCGACTGGAAATGCTGCCTGAAGAAGCGCGCGCGGCGTGGGGCATGGCCCACAGCAGGATTGATGACGGCGGCGGCTACGGTGATCCACATGAGAACACACAGCCTGATTTTATCAGGCAGGATGAGGATGGATGGCAGGTTATCGCAACATGCAGCGAAGAATAACGCTGTGGTGGGCAAAGGCAACCGCACAGCCCACATCACAATCATTCGTTGTGCCTGCTGATGACGGCATTGCGGACGGCGTAGATTATACCCGTCCGGTGATTGTGCCCGGATGGATGCGCCGCGCCATGTCGACCGATGGCACGCTGCGCACGGTCGTCAATGAAGCGCTGCGCGAAAACATGGCGCAGACCTATCGATCACAGTTCGGCAACCCGTATCGCACGGGTGACGATCTGCCGATCGTGCCGACGACTGAGGACCCATTGCGAGAATGGGACTGGCAGACGCGCGAACGAGTGTTGTCAAACTGCCATGCTGCCTACACACGCAACCCCTTGGCGAATGCTATTGTGCAGTATACCGCCGATTTCGTGGTGGGTGACGGTTTCAACCTGACGTGCAAAAACAAAGATGTTGAAGCGGTGCTTCAGGCATTTATTGACAATCCCGACAATGCCATCCGCGAATTTGAACGTCAGGCTGTCATTGACCTGCAGGTTGATGGAGAATTGGTGCTGCGCTTTTTTGGGGCAGGCCAGGACAGTGTGATGGTTCCCCAACGCCCCTGGGAACTGCATTACATTCGCACCGAGCCGGGCTTTTTCCGGCGCGCGCTGGCTTATCATTTCCAGCGCGAAGTGCATGAGGGGGATGACCCCACCGGCGCAACGGAAACGATTGTCGAGGATGTGCCGTCACGTGAGGTGCATTTCGTGGCCATCAACCGGCACACCTATGAATTGCGTGGGCGTCCTGAACTATACCGGTTGCTGCCCTGGCTGCGCGCTGATAAGGAGTACCATGAGGAAGGCGCGCGTCAGCACAAATGGCGCAATGCGATCTATTGGCATGTCAAGGTGGCGGGTGCAAGCGCGGCAGTTCTGGCTGCGGTGCGCAGTCTGTGGGCGAAGCCGCCTGCACCGGGCAGCGCCTATGTCAGCAGTGACAAGCAGGAATTGATCGCGGTCAACAATCCGGCACAGGGCGGCGGTGAAAGCGGCATCGGGCGCAGCATTCGCCTGATGAACATTCTCGGCGCGCGCCTGCCTGAATACTTTTTTGCAGACGGTGAGAATGCAAACCTGGCCAGCGCCACCAAGCAGGAACTGCCCGCGCTGACGAAATTTGAGGCATTCCAGATGTTCATGGTCGAGCAGCTTTGGACGCCGGTATTCAAGCGGGTTATTCAGGAAGCGATTGATGCGGGGCTGCTGCCTGATGAAGTCGAGGAACAGGACGCCGACGGCAATGCAGTGCTAGAACCGATAGAGGATGATGCGCCGCCGATGGCACAACCGCCGGTGGGTGATGATATGCCTGACGAGCCGCCCGTGATGCAACAGGCAAAGACGGTTCGCGCTGTGGATGCGTTCGAGGTGGCCTATGAGCCGGTGACAGCGCAGGACCTGAATGCGCTGGCACAGGCATACAATTTTATGCTCATGAACGATCTGGTGAGCGAACAGACGGCGCAGGAAAAGCTGGGGCTTGCCCCGTCGGTTGAGCAAAAGCGCATGACAGCAGAGCGTAGCCGTAAGATGCACAACATGGCGGCGGGTCTGATCCCGACACCGCCGGGCATGATGGGCAACCCGCCGATTCCGAATGAGGATAACCCGAATGCCGGTGACGAAGGCGCAAGCCCGCAGGCTGCTTGACCCTGATTGGGTACGGGCGGCAGATATGCCACACATGGCCGCCCGCTATGCAGAAACGTACATCAAGCGGCGTGTGATGGTTGCAGAAGATGCGGCAGTTGTCGAACTGGCGCGCCTGTACAGGAACACATGGCAGGACATGCGGCGCGCTGCTGATGAACTGCCCACCACTGGACGCAGCAGCGGATTGTGGGCAGACATGGCACGGCGGCACATTGAGGCTATGCGCGCACCGATGCTTGAGATTGCCATACGCGGCATTCTGCAGGCGTGGTATCTCGGTTTTATGGGGCGAGCGTGGCTGCTGGACAGCACCATTACAGCGCCTGTCGCGGCGCGGCCACCCGCGTTTGAGCGCATTGTGGCAGACACTGAACGCCTGATGCAAGAGGATGTGTACACAGACCTGATGCGCACAATCCCGAATGCAGGCGTTTTGTGGCAGCGCTACGGGAATGAATTAGATGACGCGCTGGTGCGGGTGCGCACGGCTATCTTTACCGGTATGAACGCGGGTGAAGGCACAGACCAGATTATGCGCCGCGTACGGGATGTGCTGGGGCTAGATGTGGATTGGATGCACTACCGGCGCGGGCAGGCCATTATTCTGCAAGGCACATGGTCAAATTTCAACCGTGTACAGACAATTACGCGCACGGTGGTCAATAAGGCATCGAATGATGGTGCGATTGAAATCTTCCGGCAAAACGAAAATGTGCTGGTGGGCTATCGCTGGCTGGCGGCGCGTGATGAGCGCGTCTGCCCAACATGTCGCGGATTGAACGGCACGCTGTACAGGTTGAATGAGCAATACAGGCCGCCCGCACATCCGAACTGCCGATGCACCATCATACCGGAAATCAATCCGGCGCTGCTGGCCGGGGCGGGCATTCTGGATGCTCCGCCGGAACAGTCGTTTGAGGAATGGGCGGCGGCGGCGGGATTGCTGTATCTGCTGAATACGTTCACAGCGCCGCGCAAGCTGGACAGCCCGCGCATAGGGGCGCTGCCAGATGAGGCAGGGGAGTGGGGATGAAAACACAAGTCATCATTGAGGCGCTGGACTTAATTGAGGCGCAGATCGACATCGACAACCGGACGGTGCGCCAGCGTTTGATTGCCGCCGGGAAGTCGAAGAATAATCGTGTGTATGGCGAAAGCGTGCTGGAAGCGGCGACGGGGCTGTTTGAAGGACGGCAGACGTATGCCAACCATCCCAGCCGCTCCGATGTGCGCGACCGGCCTGAGCGCAGCGTACGCGACCTGACCGGCTGGCTGACAAATGTGGAATACCGTGAGGGTGCATTGTGGGCTACGCGGCATTTCACGCGCAATCAGGCCGGTGAGGATACATGGGCGCTGGTGCGTGAGATCGTCGAAGGGCGCGCCCCGGCATCGCTGCTGGGAGCCAGCATAAACGCAGTAGGCAAGGCGTCATCGGGTGATGACGGTGCGCTGATTGTGGAAGCCATTACCGCCGTGAATAGTGTGGACGATGTGACCACGCCTGCAGCGGGTGGCGGCTGGGAGATGCTGGTGGCCAGTGACAGCGACAGCCTGACACATGACCTGCTACAAGCGTTGACATTTGAAGAGTGGTTTCAATCACGGCCTGATTTTGTGCGCCGTGTGCAGAACGAGATGAAAACTGTCCGGCAGGATAAAGCGCTTACGGAAGCCACCGCTTTGGCGGAGCGTTTGCAGTCGGACCTGAACGCCGCGCAGGGGCAGATCGAGGCGCTTGAATCGGCACGTGTAGCGGACGCTGAAACCATTACAGCGTTACGGCGCGAATGCGATGTATGGCGCATCATGGAAGGGATTACCCTTCCGGCGGACTGGAAAACCAGCCTGCGCGAAACACTGCTTAAGGTGGATGTATCCGCCTGGGCTGACATTATCGAGAGTGAACGCAGGAAGGCCCGCAGTGCGGGGCATCGTGTGCCTGTGACCGGGGCAGGGCAGCGGGTGAATAACCCGTTACCTGTTCAGCCACTTAACACGATTGAAGCGCTGCGCCAGCGTTTAGGGGCAGCGAATAGCCCCGAAGAACACGCGGCCATCGTGCGTCAAATCATGGAGACATCGAAATGACCGTAACAGCAAAAGGCGCAATGTCGGCGATCCCTGTGGCAGACAGTCAGTATGTCATGGTTAACGCTGGCACAACCGCGCTGGAAGTACACCCCGGCGACTACATGGCGTTTTCCGGTTCCGCCGCGATTGCGGTGAATACCGGCGTCGCCTACTGGAAAGCATCGGGTATCGGTATCGCGCTGGACAGCAATCCGGCGTATGACTGGGCAGGCCGCCCGGTCGTTAATTCGGCACTGCTGGTCGCCCGTCGCGGCGTGTTCCAGGTCAGCGCGGAATTTAGCGGGCTGGCGTCGGCGGGGCTGTTGGCGTATCCCGCAACAACCGGCAGTGGATCGTTTGTGTCAGGCGCGACCGGCGTGGGCGCGTCGTGGGCGACCGCACTGCCGCGCGCGGTGTCGGGTGGCACGGGCGTGAGCGCGGGTAGTGGTGCTGTGGCGCAGATTATCGCATCGCAGCCGGCGGTGGGCGGCACTGCAGGCGCAGGTCAGATGACCATCGTCCTGTGGGATCGCAACGCGGATTGGTACTAGGAGGTGCAGCGATGACCATTAACACAAGCAAAGTACTCGACATCCTGGACGTTCAAAGCCAGACGATCCGCGAAACCGTGATTGAACACGATGCGAAGGGCGCAGAACTGGCGGAGGCGCTGGTTCCGTATCCCCGCGATGCGCGCGGGCGGCTGACCATCGATCCCGAAAAGGCCCTGCTGGAAGCGCCCGCCGGGAATATGCACACGACGAACTTCCCCGATGCACTGCGCATGGGTATTCAGGCCGACCTTTTCAGCAGCTACAACGAAATGGTTGTGACCTACCCGCAGTTTGTGCGGCAGGTGGGATCGAACAAGCAGCAGGAAGAATACCTGAAGGATAGTCCCTTTGGCCTGCTGCCCGTTGTGGATGAGGGCCAGCCGTATCCATCGGCTACCACGTCATTCGACAGTGGGATCATCATTCGCAATTTCAAGCGCGGCTATCTGGTCGAAGTCACCGAAGAAATGCAGATGTTCGATCAGGTGGGCAAGGTGCGCGAGACGGCGAAACTGCTGGGGCGCGCAGCGCGGTTGACTGAGGAACAGGACGTGATGAATGTCCTGACCACCACCGCCAACTACACGCGCAACAGCACGACCGGAGACAATGACGGCGGCGCGAACACGCAGACGCTGACTTTCTCGCCGGAAGGGCTGATTACCGCCTTCAACATTCTGCGCACGATGAAAGACCGCAAAACCGGCGTGTACCTGAACGTCATGCCGGACACGCTGGTTGTTTCCCCTAAGCTGGAGTGGGGCGTTCGTCAGCTGCTGAGCAGCACGCAGGTGGGCGGTGTCGGTGACACCACCGCCGTGATTGTGCATGGCCAGGGGCTGAATAACCCGTTCTTCAGTGTGGTGCGCCGCGTGATTGTGTCGCCGCAGTTTGGCAGCAATTACGAGTGGGCACTGCTGGAGAGCAACCGCGCCATCGTGTTCCAGCGCGTCATGCCGCTGCAGGTGCTTCAGGAAGGCGCGAACGCAGCCACGACCACCTACATGGACCGTGATGTGATCCGCTTCCGGGTGCGCAACTTCTACGGTGTGGGCATGCGGGACGACCGCTTCGCCTTCTTCAGCAACAGCAGCACGAAGCCGACCGTCAACTAGCGGCGGCCTGTGACATCAGGGGCGGCGTAACACCCGCCCCTTACCCGTGAGGTGATGAAAATGGCAGTAGATCAGAAGGCGACGCTGGCCTTCCTACACGAACTGAGTGAGGCGGCCATGACTGCGGCCCGCAGCGGTGATCCCATGCTGGCGAACCGCCTGGGCGCAAATGTGGCACTGCAGCACTATTTCAACAACGTGCATACCATTCCCGCCATGCGACCGGACGTGTGGGCGCAGAACTTCCCGTACTACCTGGCGGAAGCAGACCGCATTCGCGTGGCCCATGATGCCGGGGAACAGCAGGAAGCACGTATGAGCGCGATTGAAACGCAGCTTGCAAGGCTGGCTGAAGCGGTGACAGCGCTGGCACAGGCGCACGAACACGAACCGGCCAGGTCAAAGCGCGGCAAGAAAATCGTGGAAGCAGAACCGGAACCAGAAGCCACTGAGGAACCGGAACAGGGTGAGGAACCGGAAATCGCTGAAGAACCGGAACAGGGCGAGCCGGTTGAGGATGAAAACGAGGTCGAGTAATGACGCTGACGACTGCACAGCAAATACGCCTGCGCATTCAGGACCAGCCGCTGCTGTATAACGCGACGCTGTACGGAGATGGCACAGCCAACACGTTCTATTTCCCGCAGCGCAATGTGACCGGCGCGACGGCCTATGTGCCGCTGGGCAATACGGCATGGAGCGCGACAGGTGCGGCATGGAATGCGTCAGGTTATGTGCAGTTCAGCGGCGTCATCAGCGCGAACAGCGCGTTTCGGGTGACATTCCAGTACAGCACGTTCAGCGATGACGAAGTAGATCATTTTCAGGCTGTTGGCGGGGATGTGCTGGGCGCATCCATCGAGGCGGTGCAAACGCTGATGTTCGACAGTTTGAAGCGCGCGCGCTGGAAAGCGCCAGACGGCAGCGAGTACGATGATACCGCCGCCATGCGCCAGTTGAATGACATGTACGACCGTCTGAAGGATGAACAGGAAGAACAGGCCGACTACAGCGCGGGCTTCCAAAGCTGGGCCATCGGACAGGGTGACATCTGATGTCATATCGGGGACCGCAAACAGGGCGCGCACGGGTTCAAGTAGACCAGGCGATCATTCAGCACGCCGGGCAGGGCATGGTGTGGCGGCAGTTCGTCAGCGCCAGCAGCGGGGCGACGCTGGCGGGGTTCGGCCCCACGCGCTATTACCGCGAAAGCACCATTACGGGCATCATGGGGCGCGCGCCGATGCTGTTCATCGTGCCGGAAGGGCAGACACCCGCCGGAGCAATGGCGCAGGGGCGTTTTCTGGTGACGACGCGCGAAAAGCTGGGGCGCGAGGATGAACTGGTGTGGCAGGGGGACGTGTACCGGGTAGAAAGCGAACCGACACCGGCGCGCCTGTCAAATATGTGGACGGTTGAAGTCAAACGGGGCGACACATGAACCGAGTAGGGAGAACCGTAATAACAAGCGCAATCCGCCCGTCAGGCTTGACGACGGCCAGCGCATACAGCGCCTATGATGCGGCGGGCAGCACGTTTGAAATCCCGTATGCAGTAGGTGAACAGGGCGGGCTGCTGGCGAATGCACTGGCGTTCGATTACAGCACCGGCAACGTGAATATGCGTCTGCACCTGTTCAGCCGCACCCCTTCGGCGCAGGTCAACGGGGACACCTGGACACTGGCAGCGGCAGACCGCGACGCCTATCTGGGCTATGTCGATTTCAACGCATGGGTGACGGCGGGCGCAACAATGAACATGTCGCAGGCGTCGTCATTGAGCCTGACCCTGCAGAATACACCCTACAGCGGCACAGCTAACCGCAGCGTGTACGGGCAGTTGAGCATTATCAGCGGCCAGTTTAACGCCAGCGCGAACCCGGTGTTTATTCAGTTGGGTGTGGTGCAGGACTAATGAAACTATTCATCCTGAGTGATTGCGGCGTGCCGACGGGCTACGGGCGCATTGCCGATGAGATTGGCATGCGTCTGCATAAGCGCGGCTATCAGATTATGGCGGCATCGGTGGCCTATGACGGGCTATTGCCACCGCAGTATGAGGGGACGCCGCTGCCCTATTGGGTAGGATCACTGGCGGAACATCCGAACTGGGTTGAGAAAACCGCAGCCCTGATTAATTCGTTTCAGCCCGACGTGGTGCTGAGTATCCAAGACTTCCCCTACCACGAAGCCCTGTATAACGTGGGGCTGGACTGGTCCAGAATGGGGCGCGTACTGGTAACGCCTGTAGATGGTGTACCGATTTACCCCAACTGGCTTAAGACGCTGGCGAAAGCAGACGCGGCGTTAAGCATATCCCGGTTTGGCGTCAATGCGTTCCGTGAGGCCGGGTACAAGGTAGACCTGTGCCAGCCGGGGATACATACGGATGTATTTTTCCGTGTGCCTGCTGAGGAACGCGCGGCGCTGCGTGCCAAGTTGGGGATCGAACCCGGCGCGTTTGTGCTGGGAACGGCGGCCATGAACCAGGGGCGCAAGGCCATTCCGCTGATGCTGCGCGGCTTCTTTGCCTTTGCGAAGGACAAACCGAATGCACGTTACCTGCTGGACATGGACCCGCAAAGCGCGGCGGGCTGGGACATCCCGGCCCTGTGCCAGCAGCAGGGGTGGGACGCGGGCAAGTTGATCTTCCGGGCCGATGCCCAGCGCGCAGGGCTGAACCTGCTGCGCGAACGCTACAACGTCATGGATGCGCATGTCGTGATTGCCCACCGGGAAGGCTTCGGGCTGCCACTGGTTGAGGCGATGGCATGCGGGGTCGTCAGTATGGCGCTGGACTACTGCAGCGGGCCGGAAATCGTCGGGGAAGGCCGAGGCTGTCTGATCCAGACGATTGATTACACCGTACCGGGCACGTGGGGCGGCGCTGAGGATAAATTCCCCGACATGGCGCATTATGTCAGTGAGCTTCACCGCCTGCATGATAACCCGGCGGAACGTGCTGCAATTGCAGAGCGCGGCATGACGTGGGCGCGGGCGCAGACGTGGGATGCGCCTACTGATGCGGTTGTGAATGCGATTGAACGGGCAAACGCGCGGCGCATGATGACGCCGCCGCCACAAACGCCGCTGATGGCGGTGCGCCAGCCATCGGTGAATGGGCATGAGGCGCAGAAAGTGAAGTTGGTTGAGGCATGAGGGGCTTCAGCTTTGTACTGGCGCTGTTCGGGATACTCCTGGGCATCATCGGGCTATTTGGGGCAACGACAAACTTTGAGGCATGTGCAGGCGGTATTCTGATGGTTGCACTGAGCATGCTGCTGTGGGCAGTGCTGGGGCGGAACCGTGCGCATTAGTGTCATCATCCCGGCATATAACGATCTGCCCGGTGTGATGGCCTGCCTGAACAGTCTGCAGACATTCCAGACAATCCCCGATGTGGAGTATCTGGTACAGGATGATTGCAGCACAACGTATCATGCCGGGGCATGTATCCCGAATGCCCATGTGGCGATCAATGCGCAGAATGCAGGCTTTGCCGCCAATTGCAACGCAGGTGCAGCGCGCGCGTCGGGTGAGGTTCTGTTCTTCGTCAACCAGGATGTGTACGGCGTACACGGCTGGGCGAATGGCTGGGACGCGGCACTGCTGCGCGTGTTCGGAGATGACGGGGTAGGGATTGTGGGCGCGCGTCTGTTGTTCCCGAATGGCACAATTCAAAGCGCGGGCGGCGGGTTCGATGCGCGCTGTCAGCCTTATCACCCGTTCATCGGCTACACCAATCCGCATTATTGGGAAACGGCGCAGGCACGTGATTGCGAATGGGTGACAGGGGCGGCGCTGGCTATCCGGCGCGATGTGTGGCAGCAGGTGGGTGGTTTTGACGAGGGGTATGTGCGCGGTTATTTCGAGGATGTAGACCTGTGTTTGAAGGTGCGGGAAGCGGGCTACCGGGTCCGATATGAACCGGATATTACGCTGATCCACAAGGCAGGCGGCAGCGGCGGCAGCGCATGGTTTATGCAGAATGCGCTGCGCTTTCGTCAACTGTGGGTAGACACGGGCAAGGTGCAACCGGACACAAGCGCGGTGCATGTTCGATACTGGTGAAATGCACCGGCCAGATAGCCCGACGGGGCGAAAAGCGGACCCCTCACCGCCTGCTGGCCGGGTTTTGAGGGATAGTGTGGAGAGGGCACATTGAAACTTCTGATCATGGCTAATCACTACCCGGTAGCCAGTGGCCGCTATGCCGCAGACGCCTTACGGCGCTTGGGGCATGACGTGCGCACCACCGGCCCGGCGCGCGGTACGCAGATATGGGGGCTGGAACTGGCTCCCCAATACATCTGGCAGCCGGATACTATTACTGACTGGAAGCCCGATGCTGTAATCGTCATGGACAGCGACCCGGCTATTCTGGACGCCAGCCTTGATTACGACGCGCCGGTGATTGTGTGGGGCGTTGACAATCACGTGCGGGGCTATTACCGCCCCTGGATTAAGCGCTATTTTCTGGCGCATCGGGGCGTGTCTATGATGGACTGGCACGACACCTGTATACATCTGCCATGCGCATATGACCCGGTGCATTTCACGCCTTCCGCTATCCCTTACGAACAGCGCGCGTATGACGTGGCGCTGCTGGGCGTGATGTATCTGCATCGCTGGGAAACCGTGACGCGCCTGCAGGATGCTGGGTTGCGCGTGCTGGCCGGTACAGGTCTGGTGTATGACGCTTACCGCAATGCCCACCATAACGCGCGGATTGCGCTATGTCTGAGTGCGCGCGGAGATGTGGCGCAGCGGGTGTTTGAAGCGGCGGCGATGGGGTGCGTAGTCATCAGCGACAAATGCGCCGACTTTGACATACTGAAGCCTGAAGGCATCTGGACTATTGATCACAACCCGGTTGACGAAATCCGGGGTATTCTGGATGACCCCCAGACGGCGATGGAAATGGCAGCGCGCGGGCAGGCATGGGCCAAACCGCACACATGGGACGCACGGGCGCAGGAGGTGGTGACATGGCTCAGCAACCATATATCAATCTAGGTTGTGGGCGTGTCATTCTGCCCGCGCCTGCACCGGGCCATTACAGCCTGATTGCCCCCGGCGTGACCGACTATGCGCTGTGGGTAAATGCCGACCGCAACATGCAGCCGGGCGTTGATCGCGTGGTGGACCTGTTCAGCTACCCCTGGCCGTTCGAGGATAACAGCTTTGACGGGGCGCTGCTGGCGCATATCGCTGAGCATATCCCCCACCAGCCCGATTATGGCAAACAGGACGGATGGTATGCGTTCTTTGCGGAACTGTGGCGCGTGCTGACGCCGGGGGCAGTGGCACATATCCTATCCCCGTATGGATGGTCGCAGGGCGCGATTACAGACCCGACACACACCCGCCTGATTACTGAGCAGACGTTTACGCACAGCATGGCCCCTGACCCGCACAGCCCGTTTGAATATGCAACGGGCGGCCTGCATTTTGAACAGGTGGAACCGGCGCGGTTCCGCATCACTGAAATGTTCACACACCTGTTAGATGACCCGGTGGAACTGACGCGGGCGCTGCAAACGCGCATCAATGTCGCATACGAAATCTATGTGAAGCTGAGGGCGATCAAATGAGAATGCAGATTGACGACAGCGCCCTTAAGGTCGAAGGGGATCGGGCTGACGAATTTATGCGCTTAATCAAAGCAGGGGCAGCCACACGCCTGATGGTATCCGCACAGTACCTTGTTGAGCGCGTGAAAACCGAGATGCCGGTAGACACCGGCCGCGCGCGCAATAGTTGGGCGACGCCGCAGAGTGAGGGTGTATGGGAAGTGTCTGAAGATGACCTGTCTGTACTGCAGGGCAGCACCGTGCATTATATCCAGCGCCTGAACGAAGGCCATTCCCAGCAAGCGCCCGCTGGCTTCATTGACGCTGCCACAGAAAGCGCCATTGATTTGTTGCTAGAGGGGCTAACTACCGTGTCGAGTGATGTCTTGATGGGCGCGCTACCAAGTATGTTAACCATGCTTGGAGACTGATGACATCCTATGACGACCGTACATGAAACATCCACCTTCAACGTGGAAGCCAGCATGAATAAATGGCTTCAGGACGGGCTGGCCGACATCACCAAACCATCATGGCTGCCTGCGTATACGCTGGCGCTGAATTTCCCGCAGGGGGGGATCACACCGCCCTGTTTCAGCGTGGCCCATATCCCCGTTCACCGTATGCAGCAGTGGCAGGGGGATTATGTCGGGGATGGCAAAACCGGACGGCGCGCGGCGGCACTGATGGATGTAAGCGTGTGGGTCACGCGGCAGAACAGCGCATATATGGCGCAGGCAATGGCGATGCTGGCCATGCTTGAAGGATTAGTGGCCGGAACGCAGACCATACCGCTGTACAACTATTGGGGCAATCCGGCCACGCCGGTTTTGACGGCGTACAAAATCGACATTGGCGAGATGACCATCTCGGAAACTGCACCAGACCCCAACCCGGACATTTACCGGCGGCGGGCGCTTATCCGTTATGACTGGGTAGTAAGGAGCAATCAGTAATGGCAAACGGTGAAATTTTCGTACAGGCTGAGGGCGTTCTGCGCTTTGTGCAGGCCAGCGCCAGCGGTGGTAATGCATCGGGTGCGCGCGTATGGGCAACCGGAAGCGCCCCGCCAAGCGGCACACTGGCCTATGTGCAGTCGTTCGGTTACACCAGCGGGCGCACGATTCAGACCATTCTAGACCGGGGCCTGCCTACGCACCACAAGGAAACACAGAAGGACCCCATTCAGTTGACCTTCAACTGCCTGTATACCGGCGCTATCCCGGAACCCGTCAGCGCCAGCGGTGCGACCATGCCGCTGTATCACATCGAGTTTGAGGCAAACGACGCCGCCAATGGCAACACCGGGCGTTACATGCAGTTTCACGGCGTGGCCATCCAGAGCGTGCAGTTTTCGGAGAATGCGCAGGGGGATACGGTGGCATTCACGACGGTCGCGCTGGGCATGAACGGCCCGACGGGCAGCGGGTATCTGGGCTAACCCATGTCTGAAGCATATGCATGGCCGGAAGGCAGTTTGCACCTGTGGACGGGTTCGCATACCGCCAGCGGCAACCCGATCGCATATGCAACGGATAGCCGCGTTACCCTGACGTATCGCTGGGATTGGACGCCTACGTTATCGGGGAACTACAACCCCCACTTGGCAGGCAAACAAGCCAATATCGGTATCGGCGGGGTATATGCGTATGGCGCGAACATCGTGCGGTTGTTCCAGGCGCAGACGGCAGTACACATGAAATTCACGCACCAGCATTTCAGCGGCAGTGCGGGGTTTGTGCTGTGGTCGGCGCGCCTGGACAGCCTGACTGAAAATGGCGCAAATGGGCAGACATTCGGGTATTCACTGGCGGGGCAATCGTACACATGGAGCGCGTTCTGATGACCGACGACAAGCAAAAAGATCGAATTGAAGTCACGTCACTAGACGCGCTGCGCCCGCGCCGCGTGATGGTTGAGATCGAGCGTGACGGGGATGTGCTGATTATCCCGTGCCGGATGCTGAGCTATGGCGAATGGCAGCGGCTGGGGTATGAAGTGCTGGACCCGGAAGCGCCGTATCTGGCCGGGCCTAAGGGCAAGATGTATGATTTCAACAATCCCGAATACCTGTTGAAGAAACAGCAGGCACAGGATGAACGCATGTACCGGCGTCTGCTGGCCTTTGTGCAGATCGAAGTGCCGGGGAAAGACACGGCTGAAAAGATTGCACATCTGCGCGATGCGCTGGAAGTCGGGATTGTCAACAAACTGACAGCGGCCATGATGCAGGTGGCAACGGAGGGGCGCGCGCAAGTGGAAGCGCGCGCCGAGACGTTTCAGCGCGCATGACCGCGCCGTGCTGCGCATCTGCAAGCGCAACGGATGGAGCATCGAACGGGACTGGCAGACGCTAAGTGACCGGGAACAAATCGAATGGCTGGCCGATGACCTGTACCGACAGGACCGGATAGCCGACCTGCAAAAAGCGTTGAATCACGCAGAGCATGGCGTGTTAGACGTACATGCCTATGTGGCGCTAATGGTAGAGGCCCTATGAGCGAACGCAGTGTAACCGTCCGTATGAGCGTGACGGATAATTTCAGCACGACGCTGGATAACTACAACGAAAAAATGGGGCAGGCCGAACAGACCACGAAACAGGCCGGGGATAATGCCAACGATTCACAGTCTAAGTTTGGCAACATGGGCCGGGCCATTGCGGGCGCGTTCACCCTGGCAGCGGCGCAGCAGGTAATCAATTTTGGCCTGGAGATGAACCGCCTCGGCGAGGAAGTCAACGCTACCAAAGCGATCTTCGAGCAGTTGGTAACACCAATGGGCGACGTTGAAGCCATTATGGACCGACTGCGCAGCGCGACGCTGGGGGCAGCGACCGACAACCAGATTCGCACCGGTGCAAACATGCTGCTGCGTATGGGTATTGCGGACAGCCCGGAAGAACTGGAAGGGCTGATTGGCATGATTACCCGCCTGAAAACTCCGACAGAGGATTTAGGCAGCGCCATTGAAAACTTCAGTCTCATGATGGCTAACCAGTCGGTACTGCGTCTGGACAGTTTCGGCCTGTCCAGCGGGCGGGTAAGAAATCGCATCAATGAGCTGCTGGAAGCCGGGCAGGCGCTGAACCGCGAAGAAGCGTTTAAGATGGCCGTCATGGAAGAAGGCGCGCGGGCTATCGAGCGTCTAGGGTCTGCAGCGCAAACCGCCAGCACGCCAATTGCGCGTCTTGAAACGTCTGTGGCCAACCTGACCGAACAGGCCGCCAGCAACATCAACGCGGGTGTCTCTGGCTCATTGGGCATTCTGGAAATCGCGCTGGGGCTGCACCCGGAACAGCAGCGCCAGGCGCAGGAACGCATGGACCGCATCACCGATGAAATGGGGACGGTGTTTGTCGAGGCAATGGCAGCAAAGGGGCGCGGTGAGGCAGGGGACCTGTCCGACAACTTCATTGCATCCTACATGAACAACCTGGTTACAGCGGCCATCGACAACCCGGAACTGGCCGGGAACATTCAGGCGCTGAAAGAACGCGCCGCATCCATGCTGACCCCGGCAGAATACAACATGCCCACCGAAACGGGCGTATTCATGCCGCTGTCTACCGGCGCATATGACGCGCAGCTCACGGCGCTGGCGCAGATTGCGGTTGCCCGCATGGATGTCAACGCACAGCAGCGGGAAAGCGCCGCCCTGGCGCAGCAGGAAGCGGACGCCGCGCAGGAAGCCGCCGACATCGAACTGGAACGCCTGCGGATTGCGCAGGAACGACAGGCGGAAGCCAACCGGCAAGCCGAAAAGGGGAGCCTGCTGGGTGGGCTGGACAGCCTCGAAATGCAGGCCATTGAGGAAGCGTTCCGCAATATCGACAGCAGCGCCAACAGCATCGCCGGCATGGAACTGCCCGCGTTTATGACGGACGCGCAGGCCGAACGAATTGCGGACATGGCCGACGAGGCCGAACGGATTGCGGAAGAAGTGGCGCGTCTGGCCGAGGAACAACCGGACTTGTTCACGGAGTCTGAGGTTGAGAACGCGCAGGCCACCGCCGAACATGTGCGCGACATGGCCGAGAATGCCGAAAAGGCCGCTGAAGCGTTTGAGAAAATCAAGCTGTCTGAAATCTTCGGGCAGACATCCGGCGGCACGTTCGGCGAACTGTCGGACATGATTATCAAGTCGGCTGAGCAAATGGGGATGGCGGCTGAGCAGGTCGCAGCGCTTCAGGCGGAGCTAGACATGGCCAGCGGGCGCGAAACAACCGCCAGCGTGTTCGTGCGCGAAACCCTGATCCCGCAGATTGCAGCGGAAGCGGACCCGGAGACGGTGGCCGCCATGACCAGCAAGCTCAATGACATTCTGCGCACGGCTATGCTGGAAGGCGTAGATGTCAACAATGAGGAGTTTCTCGAAGGGCTGCGCGACCAGCTTAGCCCTGAAAACCTGCTGGGGGAGGACTTCGATCCTGAAGCGTTTGTTGCGCCGTTTACGGACGTGAAAGACGAGACAACTGCGACTGCTGAACAGACTGCCGCGATTGCGCGGGATATGGAAATCGTCGGGGACACCATGCCGGATATTGCCGATGAAACCGCAGCTGCGTCTAAATCGATGACGGAACTGGGGACGCAAACGGATCGCTTCCGGTCCAAACTGGTTGAAACGTTCGCAAAAACCTATGCGCTCACGATTGATGTGCGCCACAATGCCCCGCCCTGGCTGGCGGCCCTGCTTGACGCGGGCAGCTTCGAGCAGGCCATGCGGCAGGCCACGCGCGACGCCGGGGGCGTGCCGCCGGGTGTAGATCGGCGCAACCAATGACCAGCGCAGTATACACGGTAGAGATAGATATTGACCGCGACAGCGCCTACGGGCACGCACAGAGCGACCTCACGCCCTACGTCACGGCGCTGTCGTGGAACAATGGTATGACGAAGTGGGATCAGGAAGTGGCTGCGCCCGCGCGCCTGACCGTGACGCTAGACAACGGCAGCGGAGCGTTCGATACAGACAGGACAAGCGCGCTCTACTACGGCCTGATTAACAGGGGTACGCTGGTGCGCGTGCGGGCAACCTACGCGGCATCCACCTACACGTTGTTCGTGGGAAAAATAACGGGGATCAACGTTGATGCCGGGGTATACACGCACGAAGCGTCGCTACAAGTGTCGGACCTGTTGGATGATCTACTGGACATTGAATATGTTCCGCCGCTGCAAACCAATGTGACAACCGGCGCGGTGCTGGGCGCGCTGTTTGACCGGGGCATTGTCGCGCTGGCCTACACAACCGATTATTGGATATTGGGGCAGGCGGGCTACAGCGAGCTTGGGACCACAACCATTCTGCTAGGGGGCAGCAGCATGGTTGCGTTAGACCCCGGCCAGACGACGCTGGCCTATGCCGGTGACAACGCGGGTACGGAACACGGGATCAGCGCGCTAGGCTATGTGCGCGACATTGTGGCGGCAGAATGCGGCGGGCGCTTTTTCTTCAACAGCCGCACGGGGTTGTTCACATTTCACGGACGGCACTACAACGTCAATTACACGCCAGCGTTTACCCTCACCGCTGCGGACATTGACGGGGTGACGTATCAGGCTCAAGAAGACATTGTCAACAGTATCAATGTCAGTTTTCAGCCGCGCTCGGTCGGCACGGCTGACAGCATTGTGTGGAGCCTGGACGCCCCGATTAAACTAGGCCCTGACAGCACGAAAACATTCACGGCTCGGTATCGTCACCCCGACAATCAATCCGCGCATGTCGGCGTTATCAACCCACTTGTGCCTACATTAGGGACAGATTATCAGGGCTTCATTGACCTGACACTGATTGACATCAGCAGGGACCTGATCGTGACGGTCAATTGGGGGGGCAGCAGCGCTCAGGTGCAGCTAACCAATGCCAACGCCCATTACACCATGTCGGTTCGAAAGTTGACGCTGCGCGGAACCCCCATTACCAGCTATGCCAAACAGACGGCGGCCGTGTTTGACGTGGACAGCTATATTGCCTACGGGATTCACGAGAAGAATGTGACGCTGCGCGCTTTAGATGATGAGGTGCTGGCAACGGACTATGCCAACAACATCATTGCGCAGTTTAGAAATGGGGTTGCGCGCGCGGAAACACTAACGGTTAACGCCAACAAAAGTGACGCGCGCATGACACTGGCAATGTCGTGCGCACCGGGAACGGTTGTCACGGTAGATGACGGTGAAAGCGAACACAACGCGGATTATGTCATTGTTGGTGAGGCGCACCGTGTGCGAGCCGGTGGGGAACACACACACGACGTAACGCTGACGCTAAAACCATTGGCCCGCGCGCAGTACTGGGTGTTGGGACGGGTAGGGTTTAGCGAGTTGGGAACAACAACGATACTCGCATTCTAGGAGGGCGTGATGGTTTGGACAACCCCGCAGACATGGACGGCGGCGCTGGTGACCGTCGCAGAATTTAATACGCATATTCGAGACAATCTGCTGTGGCTGAAAGACCCGCCGACAGGGATTGCCACGCTCAGCACGGCGATCACGACCACCAGCACAAGCTGGACGAACGTGACCGGGCTGAGCGTCACGCTGACCACTTCCGGCGGCACGATCATGGTGGGGTTCACGGCGGTCACGTCCATGTCAACCGGGACGGCGACACATTTCAATATCGCAGTAGACGGGGTGGATCAGGCATCGTCTACCGACGGTTACACGTATTCGGTCAGCTCCCCGGTCAACACCGTCAGCCCGGTCATTTTGCTGGAGGGTATTGCCGCCGGGACGCACACATTTCAACTGCGCTGGAAGAACAATTCGGGGGCTACGACCACGCTGTACGCGGAAAGCAGCGGGGCGGCGGTAAAAATGCTGCCGATGTTTTGGGTGAGGGAAAGCTGATGATCGTTATCGAATTTGACCCGCCGCGCGCGCTGAACGCGGAAGCACTGACGAAGGCGCTCAAACAGATTGCCCCGGACTGTGCCGGGGTGTCTATTGTCGGGGACGTGCTGAGCAACCACCGGGTAGCGGCACGCCGCCTCGAAATTGTCCTGCCCGGCGCGCCCGCCGCCAACATCAACGCGGCGCTGCGGGACGCGGTGACGGCGCACAACGCCGACGCGCTGACGGACGAGCAGCGCGAGGCGCTTGGTCGCCAGGGCCTGCTGAACTTCGGCATCGGCATGCTCCAACCGCG